TCCCCAAATATGGAACAAGGACAGGATACAGAAAAACAGAGAAGGCTTCCTTGCTGGCATGAGAAGCTACTATGGGCAAGAGCAGACATCTTTAGGTAATACATTCCAATCAGCAGACGCTGACGCCTTTGCAGAGAAGGTCTACCAAAGTTTGACACGAGAAAGCGTTGACGGGGTTCAGGTTCCTGAAAGCCCTAAGTCTCCTATCAAGGGTAGTACAAAAAATCCACGAGCTGAAAGCCTAGACTTTAATAGGGTCATTGAGTTGGAAAAATATCCAGCAGCGATGAAAGAAATGGAGAAGTTTCTCGAAGACGATTTAGAATTTATGCTGGTTAAATACTTTGAGGGATCAACAAGACGTACTCTTCACGCAGAAAAGTTTGGCCTCAATTCTCACGGGGTAGATGACTACCTTTACGTGACCGAGAACGGATCAAGAGGCATAGCCAAACTCCTTTCTACTAATAAAGTATATCAAAAAGATTTTAGGTCAGTAACATCTGATGGAGTTGAGGAAGGTGTCTTGAGATCAGAGACAGTCATGCCTTTCCATAATGATGAAGCTGGTGCGGTAAGGTTTGCAGACGAACTTGTTGAGATCGCTCAAACACACGGAAGCCCTGCTGTCAGACAAAAATTGGAATCAATCTCTGTTGGGGATATCAACCCCACCTATCGTGCAAGGATCGAAGCTATCGTCGGAGCCTTGGAGGATCATAAAGGTATCCGAACTAGAATGGAGACTGATGATGCAAGATTTATTGAAAACTCTATGCGAGTGGCTCGAAAGGATAGCCTCAATGACTTTGGAGGTAAGGCTGGCCTAAGAGCATCAAGAGCATTAAGAACATTTAACAACGTAACCCTCCTCGGTTTTACAACCCTGACTTCCCTCGGTGACTTAGTCCTCCCAATCATAAGGTCTGGATCTTTCACTGACTGGACAAAGTCTGTCTATCAACTGGCAACAGATCCTGACTACAGACGAGCCTTAAAGGAAGTTGGGATTGCAATGGAGAACATCACGCATGAGCGTATGCTCAACATGTATGGTGCAGCCGATAGTAAATTATCAAACGCTTTCTTCAACGCTACTATGCTAACGCCTTGGACAGACATGAACAGACAGGTGGCTGGGGCATTAGGGCATCAGACATTTATAACCCACCAAAGGAAAGCATTGAGGTCATACATCCCTGGCAAGCCAGTGAGTGAACAGCCACGAGACTATAAAATTGCTTACAGATATATGAAAAACTTTGGCCTTCAGGAATATCTCGAAGGGGGAACTAAGTCTAAAATTTCTTTGAGTGATACGAGCTTAATGTCGAAAGACGAAAATTTAAGAAAAGCCATGATTAGGTTTGCAGATGAGAGTATCTTTCAGCCTAATGCTAACGACACTCCAATGTTCGCACAGACGCCCCTCGGTGCTTTGGCTTTCCAGTTAAAGTCATTCCCTCTAATGATGACACGTCTAGCAGGCCATGTAATTAGAGAAGCTAATCTTTCAAAGCTTCTTAAAGGAGACGCAAGCGAATCTAATATCAAGCCCCTTCTTTACTTCGCCTCACTTGGCCCAGCTTTTGGTATGGGTGCATTAGCGGCGAAAGATATTGTCCAGATGAGAGGTGGCGAAGACGAACAATCGCCAGCACTAAGAATTAGAAACGCTATGAAAACTTTAGGATACGACGAAAAGATTCATGGGAATGAGGTAGATTTCTGGGGCTGGTACATGGAAGGTATGCTTCAGATGGGTGGCGTTGGTCTTCTTGGCGACATCTTGCACTCAGCCGTTACGCAGGCAGACAACGGATCATACGGACAGACACGCTTTCTACAGACACTCGGAGGCCCAAGTGTTGGTCTTGTTACAGGTGGATTGAGTGTCCTTGGCGGTACGCAAGATGCGATCTTCGGAACGACAGACAGCAACTCCAAAGAAAGAACGGCACTGAGAGAAGTGGCTACCCGTATCCCAGTTGTTGGTGGGATCAAGAGAGCCAGAGAAGGAATAGTAAACATGATTGGCGGTGAGGCCAGCGGTGGTGGTTCTTCTGGATGGGGTAAAGGATGGGAAGGTAGTTGGAATTAATGGACAAGAAACTTGATCCCAACTCTCGCTTTCACAAAGCGGATACCAACGGCGACCATGTGCTAACAGATGCCGAGCTTGACGCTGAACTGGCAAGAGAAGAGAAGCGTATTCAAATCGAAAATATGGACAAAAAATCTGATTCTATTCGGATTTTAATATATTTCCAATCTATATCTACTGTGGTGTTTGTTGCGATACTAACATTCCCTGAGTTTGTTCCAGAGTCCAGACTCGATCATCTCGTGTCTGTCAGTACGACTTTCATCATAGCGCAGTTAGGCATAATCGGCTCTTACATCGCTGGGACAACCATTGAAAAAGTGAAAGAAAACAAGGAGGGAAAATGAGTTTATTAGCAAACCTTATACAACCTGTCTCTACGATCTTAGACAAAGTTATCCCTGATGTTGATTTAAAAAGAAGGCTGTCCCAAGAAATAGCAACGATGGCAACCAAGCATGCGAATGAAGTTGCCCTCCAGCAAATAGAGTTAAATAAGATCGAGGCGTCTGGCAACTGGCTGCAAAGATCTTGGCGCCCCTTAATTGGAATGACATGTGCGGTTGCTTTTATGTGGCACTTTGTACTCCAACCGTTCCTTGTCTTCGCACTGTCTGCGTCTGGCTACCCTATACCTGATCTCCCGACTTTCGATATGAGTTCGCTGCTCACTGTCTTGGGTGGGCTTCTCGGTCTGGGCGGGCTCAGAACTTTTGAGAAGGTAAAGAAGCTAACTAAATGAGGGATGGGTACGTCTTACTGGCGGTTCTATTCCTTGGGCTGATGAGTTTCATTGGCCTGATCGAGGAGTTTATAACTAACAGGGGAAAATAAAATGGGATTTAAACTATCAAAAAGAAGCTTGAGTAAACTAGAGGGCGTTCATCCTGATCTAGTGAAGGTTGTAAAATCTGCAATTACCTTAACTGAAGTCGTGGACTTCGGTGTGATTTGTGGGATGAGAAATAAAAAAGAGCAGTTAGCTCTCGTGAAGTCTGGAGCCAGCCAAACGATGAACAGTTTTCACTTGCCTCAAGCCTCAGACGGATACAGTCATGCTGTTGATCTCATGGCATATGTGTCTGACGGAAACGGCGGGTCAAGAGCGTCTTGGGAATTAAATGTCTATGACGACATCGCAGACGCAATGAAGAAAGCCTGCATCCAGCACGGTGTATCGGTGACTTGGGGAGCAGCGTGGACAATAAAAAATATAGCCGAGTGGGAAGGCACAATGGAAGAAGCCATGAACTCATATATAGATGCACGGCGAAACGGCACACCTAAACGTAGGTGCTTCCTTGACGGCCCACATTTTCAGTTGTCCTGATGTGGTTAGCTATACTCATCGTTTGTGGTAACATGCATGCTCAGTCCTGTATTGTTATCACTGGAAATGATTTTCACACTAGTAAAGAAAAGTGTTTTGAAAAAGCTATAGAAAGTGCAAATACTGCAATCACTTACCCACATGTCTTTCAAGCTAAACCGTTTTGTCAAATCATCCCTAACACAGAATCAAGTCAGGAGATTTAATGGTTGGACATATCGGTAAGAGATGCGTTGCTTATCTTAATAATCTTCCTTGCCTATGTCACAACTCAAGAGGGATTTAGTTTTGTTTGGACAAATACTCCTATTCTACTCAGCTACCTCAGAGAGAGGTACGTGCCGTATCCCTTCAACTGAAGCCCTCTCAGAAAACTCACCGCCGATAGCGCCATATCCACAGATGTCTACCCAGGAATCATCCTTGTCTGCGTGGATAAGCCGTGCAGTTTTCATCGCCACCATACAAAGCACGACATGCTTTACAGTAATTTCTCTCTCAAGAATAACAGACCACATGTCTGCAATTCGTTTATGGTTTACATAAGCATCACCATAATCTTCGGCTCTGTCACCGTTAATTAACTCCTTGGCCTCTTGTAAAACTGTATCTCTTTTCTTCATGTTTGCCCCTTCTCTCTCGGCTTATAAACTTTATAATCTTCGCAGGGACTTAACGCTTCTCTGTCGTGAATGTCACAGTGCCATCCTCCGTCTTCACGAGGGAAAGCAAACTTACAAGTTGCACACCTGACAGGAACTTCCATTCCTTCCCAGCATACAGCTTTCTTAAAACAAAACCTACAGTTGAAGTTGTCTGGACTGTCACTTATCTTTGTGGCCTCTCCAGACATGACCCTCTCTACTTTACTTATCAGAAAAGCATAGTGTATGTCGTCATACTCAACGATCTCCGCACCATATTCTGACGTATTTTTATTGATAGCTATAAAGATAGATTCCTTAAATCCACTCATGCCCATCATCATTTGTAACTGGCTATAGTATTTAGGGTGTGCATCTTTCACCCCATTCTTTAAAAACTTTTTGTGACTTGCATCATTCATGGATTTGATCTCAAGCACACGGACGATCTGGTCGTCTGTCTCAATATGCCCATCCATGTGACAAGACACATGACCGCCATATAAATCGTAGGCATATTGTTGGCCTGTCATTCCATCAACTTCCCACACTCTCACGTCTGCGTTCTCTTTCAAATCCTTAACAACTATGTCTTCAAGGAGATGTCCGAGTGCAAAAATCCTCTGCGTTCTTGGTACTATCTGCGGTTCGGGAAAGCCTCGAAGGGAGAAAGCAAGCGTGGCATCGCAAGGCGCACCAACATTCGACGCACCTATATATTCTCTGGCTTCTTGCGGTTTCTTTTTCCTGTAGCCAACGTCAATGGCTTCTATAATATCTTCGGCGGTTCTTATTTTTTTCATTGTCTGCCCTTTAATAGTCTCCCCCTCTGCCAAGGGGGAGACATACAAGTTCTCGTACTGGTGGACGATAGGATCACCACAGAAAGGTCATGTAGCTCCTACTGCTGTGGTTATTTCCCTAGACCAGTAGGGTTATGACCCGACACTCACAGCTTGTCGTGGCTGGTAGGGGCATTAAAAACCTCCAGCCTAACTAATTAAAATGGAATTTCGTCGTCTATTGGTGTTGCTTCAACTAAACCATTGGACTTCTCGTATGACTTTACTTCGGGCCACTGAGATCCGTCTTCTCTTTTCTTGCCAAGACGCACGTTAATGCGAACATTGACGCCTTTTATCTCATCAACGCCACCTGGCTTGTTAGGATCTTTGTGGTCAGACGCTTCAAGCATAGCCTTCAACTGGCTCTTTCCGATCTGCACTGCACGGTCAGATTGGTTTACCATGTTGTACCTTTCTCGAATGCTCTTGCCATCACCATCGCTGAATACAACTTCCAGAAACTTGCCTTTTCCGTTTTGGGTATCCTTCATCGAGGCATCACTGACAACAACGTCGTGTTCCCCCACTTCAATGTACTTCTGTGGTGGGCCTGTATCTGCATCTACGTCGGTTAAATCTAAATCTAATAAATTAAAACTCATGCTACTTTCCTCTTTTCAAACTGCTCTTTTGTTTCTGACATCTTTGCCAGTAATTCGGTGACATCGTCACACTCTTCGATT